TTACTATTCCTCAATCAAAAGAACAAAGAGATAATGGAGAAAAGAAAAAGTATGTTGCAAATGGTAAAATTTACTATGCATCAGACGATTTACAATCTTTTGTACAAAGACAAGAATCAAAAGTAGAAAACACAGAATCAGTTTCTGTAGATGATATGCCATTTTAAATTACAAGGGAGGTGTAAAAACCTCCTTTTTTTTCACTATGTGGAACTATAAAGGCCAAAGAATAAAATCAAGAAAAGATTTACCAGCAGATGCTATTGGTTTTGTTTATAGAATATTTAATAGACAGACAGAACAGGTTTATATTGGTAGAAAAATACTACTTAATAAACGTACTAGAAAACCTCTTAAGGGCTATAAACGTAAAAGAATAGATTATGTTGAAAGTAACTGGATGAAATACACTGGTAGCAACAAGGAAACGAAAGATTGGGACATAAAACATTGTTATAGAGAAATTATATATATTTGCTATAATAAAACAATGATGAGTTATTATGAAACAAAACTACAATTTACTGAAAACGTTTTAGAAAATGATAAATTCTTAAATGATAATATACTTGGTAAATTTTACAAGAAAAAAATACAAAAATATATAGATGACGAACAAAACAAAAACACAAGATGATGAAACAAAAAGAATGTTTATGCAGCTTATGGAGGATGATGCCTATGTTGATATTAGTAAAGATGTTAAATATCCACCAGTTGCAATTAGTTGTGGCACTTACAATGACATAAATCATAATGGAGATGTTGTAGAATATCATATTCCAATTGGTACATACGGAAATTTTTCTTTTATACAAGCACCACCAAAATCAATGAAATCATTTTTTTCTAGTTTACTTGTATCAGCATATCAAAGTGATTCAAATAAATATAGTGGTTTATTAAAAGGACATAGAAAAGGTAGAAAGATAATTCATTTTGATACAGAGCAAGGTAAGTTTCATTGTCAAAAAGTTTTTCGTAGACCAATACTAATGAATGATATGCCAGATGATGACAACTATTATACTTATGCTTTAAGAACAATGAGTTATAAAGACAGAGTTGATTTTATTGATTATATTTTAAATGACAAATTAGAAGGAAAAGATATTGGTTTAGTTATCATTGATGGTATTGCTGATTTAGTTGCAGATGTAAACAATTTAGAGCAATGTAATGAAACAATACAAAAGTTAATGAGTTGGACAGATGAGCTGCAATGCCATATTGTTACAATTATACATAGTAATTATGGTTCTGATAAACCAACTGGACATCTTGGTAGCTTTTTAGAGAAGAAAGCAGAAACACAAATTAAGTTAGAAAAGAATGGAGTTAATAAAGGATGGATAACAGCAGAATGTAAAAGAAGTAGAAATAGAGGTTTTGAAACTTTTAGTTTTACAATAAATGAAAATGGTTTACCAGAATTTGTTGATAACGATTATAATTTTTAAATAAAAAAGTTTTATATTAGCAGAATAAAAATAAAAACAAATGAATATTTTAGAAAAAGCAAATGAAATTATTAATTTACGTTCAGAAGAAAAAGAACGTCAATACGGACCTTTTAGTGAAGGTATGGAAAGAGCAGCTATGATTGCTTCAGGATCTACTGGTAAACATTTTACAGCTAAAGATATGTATATGTGTCTTGTAGCTTTAAAGTTATCTAGACAATCTTATAATCATAAAGAAGATAACCTACTTGATGCAGTAGCATATTTAGCATCATATAATAATTACGAAAACGGAATATAAAAACAAAACAAAATGGGAAAAATTTTATTTACAGGCTGTACAGCTAAACAAACAGATGATAACGCTTGGAAAAGAGCGAGGGTTAAAAGAATAGATGATAGTTCTATTATATGTAATTCTCTTAGAAAACAAGGATATAAAGTAGATAGACGTAAGGTTCAGTATGGAGATGATTTGTCTGAATATGATTTATCAATAGTTGGCGTAGGTTCTTTTGGAAGCAACAACTATAGTGGAGATATATTAAATGCTATGTATGCAATTTACAAAGCAAAAAATGTTATTATATTTCACGAAGACTGGAAAATAGATGGAACAATGAAATCTATTGATAAAATGTTAGATGATGAAATATTAAATAAAACTATAAGTAAAAGATGGAGTAATGGTAAACCTTTTTATGGAGGCGCTGATCATCCTAATTTTGATAAAAATATAGTTAAAGAAGTTGTTAGAAAAATATCAAATGGAGAATATGAAAATGCTTTAGTTCCAGCTTTTGATTGGGGTGACAAGCAAAAAGTTAGAGATATATTAAGAGTTAAAAATATTTTTAATGTTGATCTTACACCTTATGTATTAGAAAATTGGTTAATTCCTTCTAGCGTAGAACCAGTTGTAAAACAAAGAAAACACATGTTAGCATCACTTGTAGATCATAGACCATGGGTTAAAAGGAATAAATTTAAATGGGATGTTGATTATTTTGGTGCAAAAAGAATTGAAACAAGTGAATTATTAAAAACCGAATTAGATGTTTTTAATAAATGTAATAATTATTGGAGTATACTTTGTCCTGAATATCCACACTCAGGTTCAGGTTGGTTTAGAATTAGATATGTATATGCAGCTATAAGTAAATCTATATTGATTAGTAGTGATAATGATTTTAAAGCTTTAAATTTAGAACCTATAGATTTTGAAAATTCAAAAGATACAGAGTTAGCTTTATTCGCAAAAAAACAAAGTGAAAACATTTTAAGTTATATGTGGACTAAAGATACTTTTGATAAAAGAATATCTGAAATAGTTGATAAATTAACAGATAATAAATTAGATAAAACAAATGAGCAAATTACAAACAGGCAAACTTTATTATTTTAATTTTGCTGGTAGTAACTTAGTAGGTAAATACTATAAAAAAGAAAAACTTATTGATGGTTCTACTGTTTATATGTTTGAATCAAAAGATGGATATAAATATCCTGTAGATATTAAAAATATAAAAATTAAATAATATGTGGCAATTTAAAACAATTACAGATGCTTTTGAATATTACTATGACAAGTTAGATTCTCAACAGGAACAAGTTGAAACAGGCACTAAAGCAATGTACAATCAAATGTTTACTATAACAGATACTAGTGAACATATAGTTAAAAGTGACTTTAGAAAATTTAAACAAACGTATGCTGAAAAAGAATGGGATTGGTATAAGTCTCAAGATAGATCAGCTGTTGATATTGCTAAAGTAGCTAAAATATGGTATAATCATATGGATGAACGTGGTTATGTTAATAGTAATTACGGTTGGCAGTGGGGTAGAAATAATCAACTTGATTACGTTATAAATGAACTCAAGAGGGATAAATATTCTAGACGTGCATTAATATCTATATACGATGCAAAAGAACATAAGGAGTATTCTAAAGACACACCTTGTACACTTAGCATACAATTTTATTTTACACCTGATTCTAATTTATTACACATGACTGTGTTAATGAGATCTAATGATTTATGGTTTGGTTTTTGTAATGATGCTTATTGTTTTCTTAAATTACATGAAATGGTTTGTAAAACTTTAAATGTAAATCAAGGTTTTTATACTCATTATGCTGCTAATTTACACATATACAAAAGGCATTACAATAAGAAATAATGTTAAAATTTTTAAAAAAAGCTATTTATTTATTTTTTTTGTATATATTAGTCATATAAATAAAAACAAAATATTATGAACTGTTATAAAAATGTAAAATTCGAACACTTAGGTTATTCTGTAGATTATCATGTTGATGGTAAATTTTATGGCTCAAAAACAATTGAGTTTGCTGATAGAGAAACTATAGGTTACTGTGGTAAAAAAGAAGAAATAGCTACAGATGATATTATTTTCAAAAACAAGAAAATAAAAAAAGGAATGAAATATTATACATATTTATATCCTTTATGTGGAAGATCAAATATAAATGTTAACATAAAATAAATGTATTACGTATACTATATTAAAGGAATAAAAGTAGGATGCACTAAGGATATTAAAAAAAGAGTTGAAAAAGAGCAAGGCTATAAAGATTATTCTATTTTATTTAAAAGTAAAGATATAAAAAAAGCTTCTAATGCTGAAAGATATTATCAAGAATTATTGAATTACAAAGTAGATACAAACACATACGAACAATTAACAAACGTTAAAAATAAAAAAATGATTAAAAAAACAAACCATACTGTAACATTTAAAGTAGAAAAAAATAGTATTAATAAAGAATTTTTATTAAGCTTAGGTGTTATAAATGATTTAAATGGTAAAGACATAATAATATGTGAAGATTTAGCTGATTGGATTTTAAAAAATTTAAAAAAATCTCAATTTAATAATGAAATGTTTATATACAATCAATCATTAATAAATGCTCATGATTTTTTAATAGAAAATAATAGACTAGAAGATTCAAATATATTTGATTTAATTAGAGAATGGGCTAAAGATAAAGGAATATATAAATCAGGTGATGCTAGAACTCAATACGTAAAACTAATGGAGGAATCAGGTGAACTAGCACAAGCTATATTAAAAAATGATGAACCTGAAGTTATAGATGCCATAGGTGACATGGTAGTTGTGTTAACTAACCTTGCAAAACTTAGAGGACATAATATAGAAGATTGTATTAAATCAGCTTATGATGTTATAAAATCAAGACAAGGTAAAATGGTCAATGGAACATTTGTAAAAAATAACTAATGGAAGAAATAAAACTACTTAACAACGAAGTATTTAAAAAAGAAGATATCCTAAAGAAAATGATGGATGATGAGTTTTACTATGGTTATCTTGGTAAAAATGCTTTGTCTAGTTCTTCTTGTAAAAGTTTAATGGAAGGTCCTGAATCTTATGTTGAAATGCTTAATAAAGATGATAACGGAAAAGAAGGTCAAGCGTTAAGGGATGGTAGGTTGATACATTTACTTTCTTTAGAGCCACATAGGATAGATGAATTAACAATAATTGATTCAACAAAAGGTAGTAAGGCTTATAAGCTAGCTGTTCAAGAACAAATACCACAAACAGTTTATACCAGGTCTGAGTTAAATAGATGTAAAAGTATTGCTGATTCTGTTTTAGAAAATGATGAGTTTAGAGAGATTGTTAGATTTGCTCACTTTGAAAAACCTGAAATTGGATATTATAATAATTTACCTTTTAGAGGTAAAGCAGATATATGTTTACCTGGAATAGTTATAGATCTGAAAACAACAAGTGATATCAGTAGATTTGATGAAGCAGCTTTACATTGGAACTATGATTTACAAGCAGCATTATATTTAGAACTGTTTAATGCTTTTGAATTTAAATATGTTGTTGTTGACAAAAGAACACAAGAAGTTAAGTTTTTTGAATTTACTAATGATTTTATACAAAGTGGATATGAAAAATTAAATATAGCTACTGAAAATTATAAAAAGTATTTAGAAAATAAAGAATTCTACGATTTAGGTTTATGAGTGAAAAAGAACAATGTAAATTATTAGAGCGAGTTGCTTATAAAAGTTGTTTAGATAGTTTTTTAAACAATAAAGATAAAGAAGATATAATACAATACAAAAATCAATTAATAAAAGAAGGAAAGTATTGTCAATCAAATGGAGTAGAAAAAGCATTAGAATTAATAAAAATATACGAAGACTTAGATCTTAATGCCTAAATTAAAAAAAACTGTAGTTTTAAAAAATTTAAACTATAAAGCGCAAGCATACTGTTTTAAAAAAGGTTTTATTATTTATCCAGTAGTCTACTACAATAAATTTAAAGTATGGTACGAGTTTGCTGGTAAAGGTAAATACTACGACAATGGAAAGGAGTTTAATAATCAAGAATCTTTTCAAGCTATTTGGGATTTGTACACAAAAATCTACAAACATGATAAAAAGAAAAATAAATGAACTTAGTAAGATACGAACTTAAAGTAGGTTTTTTTAAAGGATTATTATTTGGCATAAGACATTATACTTTTAATGATATTGAAATGTATGAAGAAGATATAGTTTTATATATTGGTATCTTTCAAATAATAGTAACTAAAATATATGAGAAATAATGAATACAAGAGAAAAATGGGCAGAGATGCAAGAAGAACAAGATAGTATTGTTAAATCAGTTGTAAGTTCATATAGAGAACGTTCTAGGGTAGGTATTAATAAATACAATAATACTATGGATAGAAACGATTTAAGTACCTTAGAATGGCTACAACACCTACAAGAAGAATTAATGGATGCAACATTATATATTGAAAAACTAAAAAAAGAATTATGTACAAAAAAAAATTAATACAGAAACTACAACAACTAATTGATAAATTACCACCTTGCATTAAAAGACAAGATGCAATGGATGACTTAATGGATTTAAAGTTAAGCAAATCAGATTATCATTACATATCATTAAAAAACAAATACAAAGAGTTATGAATAAATCAAGCACAGAAAAAGGACTGATATCATTTATAGTAATGGCATCAATAGTGGCTTATATTATAATTGGCATTGTTTGTATTGTAATTTCGTAAATGTTAAAATTTTGTTAAAATTTGTTAATATAGTTGTTAATTAAATAAATAGTATTATATTTAACTATTATTAATTAAAACAAATATTATGACAATAGTAACAAGACAAGAGTTTAGAAGTTTAGAATCAGAAAAAATTGGACAATACCAATGGTATATAAAAGGAGCTAGTTTATCGCAAGAGGTTGCTCTATATGAGAGAATAGTAAGAGATTTAAAAAAAGAATATATTATAAAAAAATAAAAACAATGGGAGGGTAAAACCTCCCTTTTAAAACAAAACAAGATGAAAAAATTACAAACTTTAGTATTGATTTTAGCACCAAGCTATTTTATAGCAAGAATGTTATTAGGTTTAATCTTTAACGTATAATTATGAAGAAGATGCTTACAAGATTCGGAGAGTTCTTATTTGTGCTACTTATGATTATGATAGTTGCTTATATGTGCTTATGGTTTATATCAATGATATTAATATTATTTAACAGTTAAAAACAAAACAAATGGAAGAAACACTAGACTTAATAAAAAGTTATGTAAACATAACAGACAATTTATGGTTACAAAGACAAGTAGAAATACTTGAAGTTCAAATAAGATTAGAGTTAGAGAACGCGAAACAAGAATACAAATAATATGAATCTAATTAATATTATAAAAACAATAGACCCAGAGTATCACAATAGAGATTTTTGTATAAACTCATTGCCAAATGAAGTAACTTTAATTTCAGATACTGAACAATACTTAATAGAAGTAAGTTTAAAAGATGAGATATTAGAAACTAATTTTTATCAAGGAGAAGAAATATACAAAGCATCAGATGATGAAATAGATTACATCTATAACTATCTTGAACAATTATTGGCAGACAAGATAGAAGAAACAAAACAATACTATAACGAACATAATTACAATTACCAAATATGGAACTAACAAAAAAGAATTTAGAAAAGATTAGTGGCGCAATAATAACATCATTTGTAAATCAACACTTTTTAGAAGAAGCAATGCATACTGGTTTATTTAGACATAGACTAAAAAATAATATAAATAGAACTATAAAAGAATTAATGCATATAGAATCTGAATACTATAATAAGATTGAAGATGTAGATGACAAAGGTTTAGGAGATAAACTTATTGCAAACAAATTAGAGTTTGTTAAATGGGTGTTAAATGAATTTGACTTTAATGATTTCTGTAAAATACAGGAAATATGTAAAGCATACACGTTAGACAAAGAAA